CGCATACCTACAGCATCTGCCTCTGTAAAGTCTATAGCATCTTCAATTTCTTTTGCTTTAGGTTTTACATTTGGAGCTTCTAATGGATTTATTGTTTTAGTTTCTTTAGTAGTTTCAGTTTTACCTAACTCTTTAGCTATCATAGCTTCTTCAGGGTTAAGATCTTTTGATTCAGTATCAAAACCTCTTTCACCTTCTTTCGTGGGTTGTTCTAATCTAACTTCAGGACCTTCAAATTGACCTTGCTTAGCTTTGTCTAAAGCTTGTTTAAATCGTTGAGTCAAACGTTGATTCATATATGCTCCAAATGGTATTCTTTTACCATCAACAACTGGCTTGTACTGACCTAAAGCTTCAACAAACTCAGCATTAAAAGCAGATTGAAATTCTTTTTCAGAAACTCTTTTAGAAGGTTCTAAAGCTTGTATTCTAGGATTATTAGCTGCTCTTCTAGCTCTAACCTCTATCATGGTGTTATTAGCTTTAGTTAATTCATCTGTAATTTGTTTTTTAAACTTAGAATCTTTTATATCCCTAACTCTTACACCACCACTACCTTGATCAATAATTTTAGTTTCAATTTTTTTGTTTACTTCAGAAGCGTCTTTACTACCTTTAGATATTATTTTTTCCGATGCTTGTAAACCCGTTGTTTCAGTTTCCATACCTAAAGCATCTGCTTCACGCTTTAAAAAATCATTAATATTTTTACTATTATACTTACCACTCAAGACAAAGTCTACAAATTTAATAGGATCATTTAACGCGTCGTTGTACTCTTTTTCTGTAAGATCTTTAGTGTTTTGTTTTTCAGCAGCTTTTCTTTGTCCTTCAGATTTTAAATTATTAAAAGCACCATTTTCATTTAACTGTATAAACTCATTAACAAACTCTTTCATTTCACGTATAGAAACATTAGACATATCTTTAAGGCTTACGTTACCGTCTTTGTCTATTTCTACAAGCTCTTTTAGTATTCCTGGTCTTGAAAATACTTCTTTGTCAACTAAGTCTAATATACCTCTGTTTTCTAAAGCATTTTGAAAACCATCTAAGTATTCCCTAGCTTCGCTGTCCACTTTGGCTGATGCTTGCTCTTCTGTTAGATTTTCATCTTTCATTAAAGACTCTATTTTCTTAGCCATAGCTTCGTCACCTAGTCTTCTTTCAAATGGATGATGCCATATTTCATGTACCTCTGTTCCACCAACATTTTCTCTAGCAGTAGCATCCGTGTTAATTAAAGCTATAGACTTACCATTAACAACACCTTGATAACCAAAACCAGTTGAACTAAAATTACCACCATTATCTTCCATGAATTTCTTCATTTCAGCATCGTTCATTTCTTTAATTTCAAAACCAGCTTTCTTGTATTCTTCAATTTTTTCTAACTCTTTGCCTGCTCTTTCTACTTTAGCAGCTTCAAGTAATCGCTTTTTAGATTTCAAGTTAATATCTAGTTGAGCATCTATTTCTTCTGTTTGAGATTCATAATCAGCTTTATCTATGCGTTTAGCTTCATAATTTTTCTTTATTTTTTCCTTAGAAGATTCTAATCTACTTTCTGTTATAGATTCGTCTATGTATTTTTGAAAATTAGCATTAGTTAAATCTCCTTGAAAATGTCTTTTAGCTACATCTCTCATTGAGTAACTAAAATCTACAACTTGTTGGGCTTGAGCAGCATCTAATCCATAAAACTCTAACATTTTAACACCAGACGTTCCGTCACTAGTAAAAGATGCAGCTTCTATAACAGACAAGTTCTTAGCATTAAAACCTCCTGTAGATATAGCATAAGCAGCTTGCTCTAATTCTTTATAGCTACCCATGACTGCTGGGTTTGCCAAATCTTTAGCTAAAACATCTAAAGGTATTTTTAATTTTAATCTATTAGCGTTAAATTCTAATGCAGATATTTCTTGATTTTTCTGAGCATCAGATTTGTTACTATTATTTATTTCCTCTTTTTTAAGTTCTAAAGCTGAATCAACTCTTTCAGAAAAAGCTTCTTCACCTTGTTCGTACTCTTCGCTTTTATCAGAAACAGTTTTCATACCTAGAGATCTTCTAAGTTTATTCCACTGTGGATTGTTCCCTCTTATTAAATCTACCTCTGTTCTAAATCTTTCTATAGTCTGTTTACTATACTTGTCTGGTCTAGACATACCTAAAAACAATAAAGCTCCGCCTAACTCCATTAAATGATCAGGATTGGTAACATCGTTCAAGGCTTGAGCAACAGTTTTATCACCTGCTAATACTGCACCAACATTATCAGCTGTGCTTATGGTTAAAGCACCACCAGCAGCTCCTGTTATCTTACCACCAGCAGCCATTGTAGTTCTACTTAAAGACTTGACTGATCTATCAACTAAACTATTAGTATATTTTAAAGCTCCAGCTTCTGTAGACGCCGTAGTAGGAAAAGCATAAAAATATTCTAAAGCATTTCTCTGTGCATTAGAACCTGTTCTGTAAGTATCTATAATGGCATCATTAAACTTGCTAGAAGCTTGTGCACCTGTTAATCTTATAGCACTAGCTGTTAGAGCAAACAATCCTGGATTTTCTATACCTGGTCCAAAATCTAAACTTCTTTCCATTGCATTACTACCTTGTAAACCTACATATTCTGTCATAACAGCAGTTCCGTAAGCAGCAATTTTATCAGCCATACCTCTTGATACTCCACCTCTTAGTAGAGTTCTAAATGTAGCAGATCTTAAAACAGCAGGACCAAATCCCATGCCACCAGTTGCTACAGTTGTTAAGTATATCTCAGCTCCCATTCTCATTAAGCCAGGTATCATTTTACCAGAACTTTTCCAAAGATCGTGCTCTACTTGATATAGATTAGCCTTGTCTTTATCCGTCTTTTTAATACCATAGACGTCTTCTAAGATGTCAAAACCTAATTCACGCTGTTTATCATTAGTTAAACCACTATTCATGCCTACTGCTTCAGGAGTAGCTTCTACTACGCCTTCTAAAAACCTACCAACACCACTTTCTGTTTTACCAAAAGAAGTTGGATCCGCGTTTAAACTTTGAGCTAAAAGTAATGTAGATCTATATTGAAGTAAATCATTATATTTTTTTACCAAAGGATCTGAACCACTAGCATCACCATAAGGGCTAGTTAAATAACTATCTGTAGTTGATACCGGCAATGGTGTTAATAAATCCGGCATTTCACCAGTTTCAACCCATTTTTCTATTTTTCTAAAATCTTCAAAGGCACTACCTTCAGCTCCTACAAGCTCTTGACCTAAAGCTCCTACTAGTTGTAAAGCACTGCCCTCATTTAAAGTCTCACTTAAACCTTTTCTTTTTATTTCTTTAGCTAGGTTTAACAATTCAGTGTCTGTATCTAACAACTTTTCATCTAGCTTGTCCGGAGCTTCTAAAAGTAAATCTTTAACACCACTTTTAACAATTGAATTTAAATTATCTGCTTGTTCTTGTCTGTCTTTTCTTACAAACTTATCACCCTGCTTTAATAAATTAACCTCATCATCATCTAAGAAATCTCTAACTTTATTTAAATATTCTTTATATTTTATTGCTTTTTCTTGCCCTTCTTCTAATTTGTTTATTTCAGCTAATTCAGATTGTAATGCTTCTATTTTGCTTTTACTCTTACCCTCATAATAAGGTAGTTCAGCTTTTAAAACTCTATCACCATCTTCTTTAGCTTTTTTTGTTTTAATATCTTGAACAGTTAAAGCTATTACATCTTTCTCTGCTTGTACTAGAGCTTGCTCTTTACTTAACGTATTACCTTCGGCATTTAATAATTGTTCTTGTCTTTTTATTACCTGTTCCTGGTTTATACCATCTTCAATTACTTTTTGTTTGATATTGTTATCTGCTTCTTCTTTGCTTTTTTGATCAACAAACTCATTATAAGCTTTTAAAACGAGCGGTCCATTAGTGTTTTCTCCCCATGTTTGTGAACCATCTAACCAGGCTCTAACGTTGTTTCTTATTTCTTGGTTTGAATTAACAACTCCTCTAGCAGCTACAGAAGCAGGTCTAGTAAATGTAGGGTCTCCAGCGTTAAAAGACATAGGGTTAGAAGATCCTCCACTAGCTAGGTAATCTAAAAAACCTATATTATTCTCAGCATCAGCTCTAGCAGAAGCAACAACTTCTTTAGGCATACCTAATTCTTCTAATACTTCAATAGTATTATTTAATTCAGAACTAGCTTCTAGTCCAGTTGCGCTACCACTTATGTTAGGATTAAAATTATTATCAGAAGCTAATGATTTAACTTTGTTTTTAAACTCAAAGTTTTCTTTAGCTTTTTTATTTTGAACAGACCCTTGCCAAGCTATATTCATTTGTCCAAACTCAGTGTCAACAGCTATATCTATAGCTTCATCTAATGATGTTACATCTGGGTTTGATTTCATTATAGATATTGCTTTTTGAGTCAAACCAGGGGTAACTTGCATCTCTATATCTTGACCTTGGTCGTTTTTAACCATATAATCTGGGCCTAAAGTTCTTATATCATTAGGATTTTTATACTTACCATCTTTATATTTAGACTTATTGGCAAACTCTAAAAAATTTATATAGTTATCTCTACTTTCTTGCTCTCTATCTTCTGGATCTACAACTGTATACTCACCATCTGAGTCTCTTTTACCAGCGTTGTAATCAGTGTTCATTTTCCAACTAAAAACTTCCCCGTCTTCGTTAGTTACATCTAGCATGTCACTAGACACACCACCGTTCATTATAGGAGTATCAAAGGTTAAATTAGGATATAATGCAGAAAGTTTATCTTCTAAATCCTCTTCAGCATTATCAAAAGCTGAATTTTGTCCTTTCATATTAAAGTCATCGTAAGATATATCTTTACTAATAACTGGTTTTATTGGCTCAGAACTGCCAAATACATCTTGCTCTTTTACCCCATACTCTCCAGACATAGAAACTTCTTCCTCTGGTTCAACATAAGGTTCAATATTTATACCTACAGCTTTATTAAACTCCGCATAATCATCACCTAATTCTTCAGAGTGAGTTTCAAATAGCATTCTTGAGTAGTCTTCATTACTCATAGCAGTTTTAAATGCGTCGTAGTCGTCACCTACTTCGTTTCCGTAGGCGGAAAATAATAACTCTAAATACTCTTCGTTCATATTATTTTATACTTTAAACAAATCAAGCTGTTCTTTTGTTAACTTAAATCCATAACTTTTAGCCATATCTTCTACTCTTCTTTTATATTGCTTTTGTAATCCTTTTGTATTTGGTTCACTATTTGCATATAAATCTACCCATTGATCAAACATTGCTTGATCATCTATATTTTTAAACTTAGCTTTATTATCATTATATTTAGTAGTTGTTTTCTTGTAGTTTCTAAGATATTCTCCTCTTTCACTAGGCTTGATTGCTCCAGATGCTAGTAGCATAGTAACTCTAGGATCCCAGCCTATATTAACATGCTGCATTCGCATCATAGCTTGTTGTCCATCAGATAATCCATCATAAACTTTTTCACCTAAATCTTTTTTCAAACCTTTCTTAGGTTGATCACCTCCCCAATATGTAGCCATTTCACCATTTCTATCAACTCCTTCTTGTACTTGTTTTTCACTATTTAAGTAATATTTAAAATCATAATCTTCATAATCTGTTAAACCAATAGTGTCATCACCTGATTTACCACCGTAAGTAACCTCAGAGTTTCTCATTAAATCTTCTTGCTTTTTATTTTCAGCTTTTAAATCCCTACTTGTTTGTGGTGCCTTACTTTTTACTTGTTCAGGTTTTACTTCAGGAGCAGGTTTAACTTCAGGAGCAGGTTTAACTTTAGAAACAGGATCTTGCAGCTCTTCAGGAACTTGTGATTGTTTCCAATTTTCATATTCTACTCTTCTTTTATCCATCATTGGTAAACTTTCGTAGTTTACATTTGGATCTGGAATAAAGTCACTTTTAGCCTCTGGTTTAGGTTTAGGTTGATTATTTTTATTAAAACTAGCAGCATTTAGTGGATTGTTTTGTTGGGTAGCGGAAGTAGCTTGTTCTTCTTGCTCACTAGGAGCTTCACCTTGTAATTTGTAAGTTTTATTGTTTATACCAAAGTCTCTTCTAAGAGAGCTCATATCATTAGCATTTCCAGTATTATAAATTCTTACTGCATCTCCTGTGGTAACTTCATTTGTTTTAGGATCTTTAGAAATTTTATTTAATTTTATAGAAAAAGTACCATCCCCATTATCATCTATGTCAAATTGTCGATCTTTTGGTTCATCACCTGTAAACTCAAGAATACTACCACTACCAGCGTTACTATTCTTCATTGCGAAATTTCCAAGATCATTTTGTAATATTTTGTAAATATCGTCGGATGATTTAGCATTAGCAAACATGTTATCAAAATTAGTAACAAACTCTTTTTCATTATTTGCAGCTTTAAGATTAGCTATATCTTTTGTTTGAGTTTTATTGAAATTTGCTTGAGCTCTTCTCTCGGCATTAGTTATTGAACTCTTAACATTTGTTTTGTCTATTCTATCTGGTTTTAACAAGTTTGAAGATTCATCATAATGCTTGAAATAAGCATCAGCAGCTTCTCTTTGAATATCAGAGTTATCCCACATACCTATAGCTGACTGAACAGCTAAACCACTTGATAAATCTAAATCATTAGTACCACCTAAGCCATCACCACCTAATATCTTACCTCCTGTTTGTTGATCTAATTTCTCTAAAGAAGCTAAAGCAGCTTGATCTCCACCTTTAGCTTGCTCAAATAAACCATTTATTATAACGGGATAGTTATCAGTCATTAGTTTTTTATCATCCATTAAAGCCCCAGCATTTGATCCTTCTAGGTTTTGCTTATATAAACTATTAGCCTCTGTGTAGTCTTGATAACCTTTTTTATTGTATTGATCAGTGTTATCAGTAATTTTTTGAACATAATCATTATAATCCATGTCTTTAGCTATACCAGCCTGAAACTCTCTTCTTAATCCCGCAGGATCACCATAGGTGTTTACAGTTACATTACCACTTAAAGCACCTTTAGTGAAATCAACAGCATCCACCATTAATGGGTTACTTGTTTTTTTACCATCTTTGTCTAATTCCATTACACGACCACCTTTAGCGTCGTAAACTTCAAACTCTACATGACCAGTTTTTTCGTTATAAACTTTTTTAGTTGTACCACCGTTTTCCATTACCTGCATGATATAGTTTGGTGTTCTAGCATTTAATGACCCAGGTGCAAATAGTTTTTTACCGCCAGCTTCATTGTATTTTTCATTCATACTTGTCCAAGCTCCACCAACTTCAGATAGTTGTCTAGGCACATTTTTTAAGTTTTCTAACTCTTCTCTACATTCACTAGTTTCACAACCTAAAAGTTCATAATACTTATTATGCATATTATGTAAAAAAGCTTTAGTATCTTTAGCGTAGTCACCTTTTGGCTTGTATTTCTCTACTTGCTGATACCACATTTCGTCACCCATAGCTCTTTTCTTCTGCTGTTCTTCCAATATTTCCATATTAGCTTCTATGTTAGCAGCTTGTTGAGCATTGATAGCATCGAACTCTTCATTAAAGTCTTCGTTAAATCTTCTTACCTGCTTATTAATCTCAGCGTTGGTTTGGTTTATCTGTATTCTTGGATTTTCGTAGCCCATAATATTATTTATTTTTTTTATTGAGCAATTGGCCCGGTTCCTTGGTTTATCCAAGATACATCTTGACCTGCGTTTGCTTGAGCCAAATATTGATCATACTGACCTTGCATTTGATTTGTATTAACAGCACCAGCAATGTTACCCGCTCCACCAGTTATACTACTAGCAATATTACCGTAAGCTGCCCATTTAGCTTGTTCAGCAGCAAAACCTTGAGCTTCAAACTTATCTGCTAAATTTTGTGCTCTATTAAGTTTTTGTAATTCTCTAGTTTCTTGATATTGCCAAGCAAACTTTTCACCTTCAGCTATTTGTTGATTTATCACTTGTTGTGAGTTAGCTACGTTTACAGCGTTTTGTCTTTCTTGTTTTTGAATATCAGCTGATATACCTTGTTTAGACTTAAGAGCCATTTGAGCTAACGCTGTAGCGCCAGCAGCACCACCACCAGTTTGTAAGATAGTGTCTAAAGTGTTTGCTAAAGCTTGATCTGCTTCTTCAGCTTGAAACTTAGCAGCTTGTGTAGCAACACCTACTTTCTCAGCTTCATTGGTCAACCCAGCCATAGGGTTTATTACATCTTGTCTAGAGTCTTCAAGAGTTTTTATCATTGCTTCTTGCTCTCTTAGTTTTTTCTCTGCCTCACGTTGATCGTTACCAGCTTTTACAGCGGATGCTATACCCATACCCGCTCCTACTACTGTTCCAACTACGGCTGCTGTTACTAATGCCATATTTATTTATTTTATAAGTTTTACAAATTCAAACGATGGCTCTTCATCTTTGTGCCATCCTAATTTTTTATACGTTTCTCCGAGTTTCTTATGTCTGCAAATAGAAAATAAAAACTTATATCCTAAGCTTTTAACCATTTTCTCAGCTTCATTAGTCATTAACTCTACAGCTTCTTGTCTATCGTCCTCTCTATAATCTGGGTCTGATATAATCCATTCATATAAAGCTACATCTGCATTGGTTAAATAAACAAAAGAAGCCATTATTAACTTGTCATTTGATGTTACAACTAAACCTGTTTTAGGTAAAAACCCTTCACCAGGATCAACCCAATCAGGCCAAGCTTCCCACCATTTTCTTATTGTATCTAAATCTTTTTGTTGTAATTGTCTTGTATTTAATTTCATATAATATTATTGTGATGACACCACAAATTTACTTGACACGCAATATAGTTCTTTAACTCCACCTAGCTGAGTAGAATCATCTGTACTTAATTTAACTGTTGTGTAAAAACCTTTTATACCACTCATTGAATTTCCAAATACAACTTCACCATCGAATGGTTGTGAAGCATTAACTAAATTAGCTACATATTTGTTTTCTTTTAAATAAAATCCAGCGTATTGCTTCATTTGGGTGTTTTCATCTATATATTCACCTTCTTGAAGACTTGGAATACTATTTATCTTGTCTTGAGCTGGGTAGTAAGTATTTGAAAAAGTATTAAACAACGCTGCGGTACTATCTGACACAAAGTATTCTACTTGCCAACCATTACTACCTTCATATCCTATTGTTTGGAAGTTTTTAGATATAGATGGCTTAGGATTAAATATAAATTCTATTGAAGATTTATATTGTGTACCATAAAAATTACCATGATTTAGTTGGCCTCCTTGATAATGTTGATATAAGTCGAAATTATTAACAGTATAAAACTCATTTTTTAAACTACCCATCGTTGTAGGATTGTAGCTGTAAAAACTAACCCAACCATTTATGCTTTCGTCAAAGTTAACTGTATTAAACGTGTTGTAAGTTCTAAATTGATTTGTATAGTCGAAGTTGTCTCCAACTTCTCTACCTTCTGAAACTCTAGAACATGGTTGCGTAACACCATCTTTTATAGATAACACGTAATTATTGTTATGGTTATCAAAAGCACCTAAAAGCTCATCATAAACGTATGTAACAAAAGATATTGGATAATCACTTGCTATTTCACTGTATGATGTTAATCCAAATGTATCTGGTCTCCATGGCAGTGAAACCGAAACAACCCTTATGCCAGAGCCACTACCTGTCGATACATTAGTAACAAAAAGACCTGGTACTTGTATGTTATTTATTTGAATAGAAGAACCTATTATTATATTATCAGCACTACAAGAGCTATCAAAAATTTCAATGGTATTTATATATTGTTCAGCAACTAAACCTTCGTCAAAATATCTAAATGATAAAGATCTTCTTAAAGGTTGGTCAGTTATTGTGGAAAACCTATCTCTAAAATAATCAGTCATACCATATGAGGATATTTCAGTTAAACCATCTCTAGATAATCTCATTACAGCGTTTCTATATTTATCTGTAAAATACTGTCTAAAACCAAATTGAGCCCATGACTCGGGATTTTTGCTTATACCAAATTCACCAACGTAAGGAACAATCTGTCCTATAACCGTTTTAGTAGAAGAAACAGGTGTTCCAACGCCTTCAGCAGAATATATTGCGTCTTTGTCTATCAATGCTTTGCTAACTTTATTTTCTTGAAATATAGTTAAGTTAGTATCATAGGAATAAAGCTTCTGAATAGATCCATTTTCTGGATCTACACTTTTAGTTATAGGATTTGCTGTTGAAAAAACATTTGTATTATTTACACCAGTTAATGAATTAAATATACCGGAATAAATTAACGAAGAGCTTCTAATTGTTTGTTGATTATCTTCTTCAACAGTGTAAGCTTTAACGCCAAAATCTACAGTGGTGTTATTGTAACCACCAAATATTCTAGCTTCCTCAATAGCCCACTGTCTTTCTTTACCTTGTTCTTCAGTAGGGTTTACACTAACTAAGCTGCCGCCGCATTCGGGTAAATCTAATTGAGACCCAGATCCACCTATAGGATTATAAGAATTCCAATCTCTTCCTCCCCAAGGAAAACAAGGGTATGGAATTAGCACATCTGGATTTGTAACATCAGGTTTTGATAGTTTATCACCCCAAGGTAAACCAGGCCATGTAGGTATTATGTAACCACCTTTGAGTGTTCCAGTTGAATTTTCATTTCCTCCAACTTCAACCTCTGTTGTTACTGTTGAAGCATTATCACTTTGAGTTGATTTTATAGAACTTCCTACTACTTTTTTTAACCAAAAAGCGTTGTAATATTTAATTGGTAATTGATAAGCCATAATATATAATCACTTTGTTTTTTAATTTTTTACGGGTTCAACCTCAGAGGTGTATTTGTTCTAGTACTCCACCATGGCAAGTATACAGGTACATCCCACTCTACAAAAGCGCCATCACCACCTACATCAGTTGCTCTTACTGTAACAACATATCTACCACCTGGTAACCCAACACCAAACGCATTAGGACCATTCCATGATTGCGAAGTGGCACATGGAGTTCCAGCATGTATCTTTGCTTTTGCTTTTTGATAGCCAGGTTGCGTTTGCTCTGGTTGTATAAAGAACGCTTGACCATTTGTAGAACTACCGTATCCAGAGTTATTAATACCACCTAGATAAAACAAATGACCCATAGCATTAGCTACTTGAGACGCATTAGGTGCCCAGTTACCAATAGTTTTTGCAGCATTAGAATAGTATGGAAAAAAATCATATTGATCAGAGTCACCGCAAACAACCTTACTAATATAACCAGTGTGTTCAAGATTAAACTGATAAAAAGTATTTGCACCATTTCTTATTTTCATAAAGTCTGGAGCGTTTGCATAGCTAGGCGTGCTTTTAAAAGCACTATAAAGACCTTCTGGATCGTTCTGGAGTAAACCATTTATATCTGGCCAATAATGATGAGGATATTCATTTGCTGAATCACTAGTTTGATATGCGTTTTGTTTAAAACCTACTACTTGTTCTCCAAGTTTGTTTTCTGGATCTAGTTGGCTTTCTCCTTGAAAACCAGCTCTAGTAGAATTAGAACTGTTATCCCAGTATATTGGACCCCTTGGTATGTATTTTAATATAGCATTTCTATCGCTGTTACTTAAGGAGTTGATAACAGTTTCAGGTATTAAACCAAATACAACTTCACCAGCTGGTTGAACATCAAAATATTTAGCACCTGTTGATTTAGGAATAACTAGAGGTGCGGATGTTCTTGAAGGCATTTCCCAGTAATAAGGTTGATCAAAAGGAAATTTTGTTAAAAAATTTTTATCACCATAACAATCCATAACGTCCGCTAGGATATTTGTTCCAAAAAAGAAGTCTGATGTATTTCCAAATGGTATTTCATTACCATGTGGAATCATCATGCTAACCTGGTACATTCTAGGAATAGACCATTGTATCTCTAATGCGGTTCCTATACCAGATGGTGATCCATTTATATTTGGCCAACTTTCAAGTATTTCACTGCCAAATTCCCCGTTCATAACAGCAAAAGAACCATCCCACTCAGCGGTACCTGTGTTTGTTTGTACGTCTTTGGTAAATGCAGTTTCTTCAAGTATAGAACTATTAAACTTTATATCTGGTTGAGAACTCCAACCTGTAGCTCCTCTAAAATATTTAGGCATTTCCAAATACTCGCCACTATTACCTGAAACTGGGTAATTATCATTATTAATAGGGTATAGTGAAGGATCTGGAGCATATATTTTTTGAGAATACGTGCAGCTATTTAAACTACTATCACCCGGTTGGTAAGTAGTTGGTCTAAATCTACCATCACCGTTTTTACTATCTTGAGTACCAGGTAATGTGGGTCCACCAAACCACCCAAAGTCATACATTCCTGATTGTCTAATATCGCCACTATCTTCATTTGTGTCTACGCAACATGGAGATGATTCATTAAAATATGGTGCAGCATTGATATATTTAACTGTAGTTGGTTCTATAACTCCAAAGTTAACAGTAGTATTTGAAAAAGAAGATTCAGGATCAACATAACTTCTCCACGATTTGCTAAGCAAAGGGTTATCATCCCATCTGATACCAAATTTTTGACTACCTTGAACAGCTTTTAAAGACATGGTTTGTGCATCTTCTCTTTTAGACTGAGTATCTAGGTCACCTCTTACACATATAGATTCTTTAACGTCCACCCAGTTTATTTCAACATTATTACCATTACTATTAACAGCTTCTAATCTTTCAACTGGCGGTTTGTTACTTAGATAACCTGTTAAAGAAGTAAAACTCGAAGAGTTAGTTGTAGTGTTTGTTAGTTCAAACTTAAATGTATATTGATTTTTCAGTTGATCTTGCCAATGTAAGAAACCTGGATTAGTTTGGCTAGCTGCAGCTATCTTTAGTTCAACTTCACCAAAGCCTAATTGAACCAACTCAAATTGATCAATACAGGGTACATTGTCACCTCTAGTAACTTCAATTAAAGATATTTCTGAAGAACCTACTAATGTTAAACCAGTTGGTCCAACTGCTGAAAACTGTCCAGATATAGAACTACCATAGGGATCACCTTCGCTCCAACTTATAGAAACTGGAGAAAATCCAGATGGCGCTGTATTATCTACACTTTTAATTTTTTCATTTAAATCACTTATCAAGCCACTACTAGATGTTTCCCAAAATATATCTAATAAACTTTCTACTGGTTTAGTTTCACTTACGCTTAATGTAGGTCCAATAGCAAACTCAGTGTTGTTAACTTCTATAAGATTTTTAGTATCATCATCAGGATCTACCTTTTTCTCTATTGTTATACAACCATTAATACTGCTATTTGCTACTATACCAAACTTTTTGTCCGTACTTATTCTAGCTATAAAAGGATCAGTTTCTGCTTTATATATTGAATTAGGTAATATAGGATAAGCAGGATTAGTTATTAAATTACCTAAATCTAATTTTGACATATTTGATATAGTAACAACTTTATCTCCTTTTAAAGAAGGTGAATAAGACTGACTAGAGTATTGAATATCGTCGTTGTTGTCCTGAAGTAAAATACCCTCTACTCTATGAAACAATCTTTCTGAACTTCTAAAAGACTTCTGCTCAGGGCCTACTTCGTTTAAATCTCTAGGCACTTTGTTTATATTGTCTCCAATTAAGGTTAAATGTGATGTTGCGTTTTGTTGACCTAGAGGATAAATCATTTTAGGAGTTTCGCCAAAAGTATCATCAACTTTTCCATCAATGTTTTGATTACATGGGTAGCCAGCTAAAGCGCTAGGCATATATACATTGTAATATTCTTGCTCTGTTTGTTTTACTACTATATTATAACTATACCAACCTAAAGGCCTGTCAGCTGGGCAAACTGCATTACCTCTAAACGATTCACCTACCCAACCTGGGCACGGGAAAACAGAACCCTGCCAAGGAGCAACCACTTCCATACCATCCACCCAATTATTATCACTTGATTTAATTTCAATTTCAGATACATTACCATCAGCATCACTAAATGCTTTAATTTGAGCGTTAGCTGTGGGGCTAAAAAGACTATTTGTAACATCAAACGTGCAACTACTGTTAGCAGGAAAAGTTGCCGTAAGACCTGGGTTTACTAAAATGTTAACTAAAGTTCCATCATTAATAGAGTATACTCCTGGATAACCATCATTAGTTTTTTCTTCTGGTATTACGTTATTCCAAACAATACTTAAATTATCACCTGGCCAAGTATTGGCGGCTTCGTTAGGTATTTGATTCTTGTCATATATTATTAAATTATTAGAATCTGCATAATTATGAAATATAGTTGAGTTCTTTTTTGCACTAGGATTTTCTTGAAAGTCTACTAATTCAGAAAGAATTACATTTGATCTTCTACCATACCTATCAGATAATACTACACCAACTTGATATGTTCTATTTTGTTTTAAAGTATGGTTTTGATATTCTTTTCTAACGTACTGAAACTCTTGATCAACCACTGTTGCTCCGTCAGTATAATCAGGTATAAAAGGTTTTTGCCCAACAGATAAATAATAGTCTAGTCTTTCTGGTGATGCATTTTTTTCAACAAAGTTTGCATATATTACTCTGTTCCCAGATATTTCCTGGGCCAATGCTCTAAGTGGGATAACATCGCTTACTCTAGTTACTTGATCTGTTGGTAAAACTCTCCATGGTTTTTTACTTTGATAATCGTATAATAAATATTTGCTATTTACGTTTTTTAATTCTGATAAGCCAAGTGTTTCAACAACATAAACGTTATTGCTAGAAGAGTCTTTTATTAGTATATCAACCTCTATAACTTTTAAAACATCATTTAATTGAGACCAATTTATATAAGTTTCATCATTACCATTGGTTGGTGATATTAAACATATTTCTATATTAGTCACTTTGTTTTGCATAAAAGGAACAACAGTAGAATCAAATGTTTCTGCTTCTTGACCAAAAATAGAAGGAGGTGAAGGTTCGTTGCTTACTAAAACTGTTGAATCAAGTTTATATTTATCACCTATGAAATAACCATCTTGTTGAGGTATGAAAGCAGTTTGTGTGAATGGAGCTATTAAAGAATATTCATTGTTGTCAAATTTGAATCTATAGCTAAATCTAACAAATTTTTCTTTTAAATACTCAGGATCACCTGGCCATATTATGGAGTATTCTGGATTTTTGAATTGAAAATAAAGTATAGGTTTAATACTACCTCCGCTTATTGGTAGACTTGTTTTTATAGTAGTTACATTATTTGCAGTGTCAATACTTAATACTTCTTCTAAAGTAGTACCAGCTGCAACACCTTGCCCGGTTATTAAACAACCATTTGGTTGACCTACGTAACCAGGTGTTTTAGGCATTATATTAGTGTAACAACCAGTAAGGTAAACCACGCTGGAATCAGTGCTATCAAAGTTTTTTACCTGAGCCGCTGTATGTATTGGCAAGTACTCACTAGTTGTATCAGTCATTGTTGACTCCCATTTAATAGCATCAGGTCCACTACCTGGTATAAATTTCATTAGTAATGGAGCTTTATAGGGATAGTATTTAGCAACAGATATTTGATCTTCTGTATAGTAGTAATTAGAGCCTGCTAAGTTAATATCAATTTTTCTAGGTTGGTTTCTATTATCTGTAAAAAACAATAGATTTTCTAGTAAATTAACCCCAACAATATGATGAGTTTGAGAAAAATTTAAAAAACTACCTTCTACTAATATTGAAGATACTTTAGTTTGAACATTGTAAGATACTATATAACAAAAAACTCCTGTAACATTTATAGCTTCATTATCTAGTTGATTTGGTGAAGAGTCTGTGTAATTAGTTAAAAATAAAAACACACGATTACTATTATCGTCAAAGTAACTTCCAATTGTTTTTAAATTTTCACCACTTAAACCAAAGTCTGTAAGTTTTACATTACCTAAAACTGTTTCTAATGCTCCAACATCGTCTCCTTCTGATCTACTTATTTGAACGTTTTCACCGTCTCTATATTGACCATTAGGTAGTATTCTACCATCCATGTCCTTATTCATTTTGGACTGGATAAATGTATTTTTAGCTTCTGGCATTTAATTAGTATTTAATCCACTTAGCTTTGCCTCTCATAACTTGGACAAACTCTTGGGGTTTTATATTTGATAATCTTATTTTTGCATTACGCAATTGAGCTCTTCTGTCTTTTTTAAATCTAGCAACTAGATACTCTGGAACATTTTTTCTGCTTGCTAATATGCTGTAGGCTATGTGCATATATAAAGCTTCTTCTGCTAATTTAGGTATTTTAGTATCTTGATCATAAGCTAAACCATCAGATATATAGTCTAATATTATTAGCCTACCACTTAAGTTACTGCTAAAAGATATTTTACCTTCACGCGTATTCATAGTAAACCAACCATTATAGTTAGCTAACTCAGGCTCTAATCCAAATCTTTGACCTAGTAAAGCAATTTCTCTGGTTGCGTATATACTATCTCCAATACCGTCTCTAAATATAGTTCCTTCAGTAGGTTGATCGTTTGGGTTATTACCTTGCCATTGACCTTCAGTTATTGATGCTCCTTCTAAGTTTTCACCAAATTGATCTTGAACAGGTATGCCATGTCCAGAGCTAGGGAAGTTAAAACCAAAAGGATTATTAGTTGTATTAGTATCTTGTATAGGTGATTCTGTAGGATTACCAGTTAAGTTAGTTGGATATATTGGATGTTTTATACCTGACTTATCTATCCAAGCTATACCTACATAATTAACATAATCTTGAGGAATTATAACAGATAGACTAGGTGGTATAGTCAACTCCATTGATTTAACACTTCTTAATGTATCATATGAAAATTCCTGCAAACCTCTTTTAGCGTAAAACAACACATCAGACCTCTTAACTTTACTTATTAACTTATCATTACCAACATAACCTATCATAAAGTTATTTACTAGTTCAAATATAGACAAGTATTGATAATCACCATAGTTAGGTGCTCCATCAACTAATTGAGATTTTAATTTTACTCTAACATAGTACCCGTCTGTAACTGCATCGGGATTATTGAATTTTAAAACGCTGAAAGATTGTGTATTTGAAAATTTAGATATAGTAAAACCTCCACCAGTTCCATTTGGCCCAGCTGGTGAGTTAACACCTCCAGTTCCATCCCATAATTCATAAGGAGAAAGACCATCAGGACTAACCTCTACGTAAAAATTGTTTAAATGGTATTCATAATTACTAGGATCCCAAGAATCTAAAGAACCCATTTCTAATATTTCATTGAATGTATATACCATAGAATCCAACACTAAGTTAGTATAACTAGCTATATTACTTTGCGTGCCAACGTAATACTGTTGATTGGTCTCTGTTATTGAGCCACCATTTGGAGTGTTATTTAAAAATGACATATATTATTAACTTTTTTGATTAACTTCAGTGGCTTGAGCTTGAGCTGCAGCAGCTTGAATTATTTGTGGATCTCTTATAACAACGCCAGAGTACATTAATATTCTTATTATTACCTCTGTTTGTTCAGTGCTATCTATTTCAAAGTTTTGAGAACCTGTATTTGGAACTACTACACCAGAAGAATTAGGTGTTCCATCCCATATATATTGTCCAAGATTACCTACGCTATAAGCCCATACAACATCCAAAGGTTTTCTAATGTAGGAAATACTTATTTCTTCTGTTATTTCTCTAGGGTAAACATATATTCTTATACATTCTGGACATAATATAACAGAACTATTAAGTGGATCAACAGGGCTAACGTTACCTTCTTGTATATATAATGGGTATTTTTTACTTGGACGAGTTAACTTAGACATATTTAAATGTAAATACTCACCCCTGTTAGTCATTTGCAAGTGTTGTTCGTCTTTATACATTATAGTGCCAATACGATGCACGTTTGCTGGTAAATAAAAATAAGGACTAGCTATGGGTCCGTTTACATCTGCACCGTAGTAAAATGCTTGTCCAAATGTTTTAAATATAGATATTTTTTCTTCTATATTATCTACTCTGTCTGCATATTCATCTTGAAGACCAGGACCTCTTAATTGTTGGTTTAAATCTTCAAAGTATTGTTCGAATATTTCTAATTGTACTTGTGTGGCTATTTTGTTAAACTCGTTAGGAGTAATGTAGCCTCTTTGTTCTTTATTAAGTAATAATAAGACTGTTTGATATACTGTGTTTACGTTTATAGCCATTTTAATATTTTTGTAATAAAAAAGGCGGCCGCATAGCCGCCTTAATTATAATCACTTGTTATTTGAGTTTTTTCTGTATAGATTTATAAATTTCAATACCCTCATCTGTTTTTAAATAAACAGCAAACGCTGAGTATGGATGCTCATCAAAAGGTACTTGCATTAATTTCTTACCATTGCTAACCCAACTAAATGTTCTTTGATCTTGAGATAATTTAATTATGTTAGCCTCTGCAGCTTTTATAGCGAAATTTCTAAGTTCTACATTTTCATCGTTTACTAACTCTAAGAATAAATTAGGGTTTCTTTTAGCAAATATAAGTAAATCTCTTTTTACTTCACTAGAACTCATATCTGACACTCTAGAACCTATCTCAACTCTTAGTATAGCTTCACAATGATCAATATCTAAATCTCTAGCAGCTGACAATGCAGCAAACTCAATCTCTATATCTTCAATTTCGTTAGTTGCTTCAACCACAGTATCTAACTCCTTATATTTTTTATTTCTATAAGGATGGTACATAGATAAAAGTTTTTGTAGAGATTGTTTTTCTTTTGGAACTGATAACGTTCCATTTCTAAACACTACATGTTCTAATGTAACCATTCCGTTTTGTTCGTCTACAAATGGACTGTTTTGATTAGTAGCGTATCTTAACTCTCTTTGTTCTCCTGTTTCTTTATCAAAATAAATAAGTGGAAACCTTCTCGAGTGTTTAGATGCTAATGTATAAGTTAATGGAGACAAATCATTACTTAAGTAATAATTTCTATCTTTAATCTCCCATGTTTCTTCGTTTTTCATAATATATAATATAATTGTTTTAAAAAATTCCCGCTTGTGCGGGATTATTGTGTTTTTACTTTCTATTTCTAGGCTTCGTTACCATTACCATTATCACCTGGCCCTGGCACTGGGCTTTGAAATTGAAATTCTGCTTGATCAACACTATCGCAAGTTACACCTATTGGTAATTCTAAAGTGGGGTGTGAATTTGGTGATTGAGCAGCTTTTATAAAAACTTCATTAATAGCCTTAGTTATTAATACTCTATTATCGTCATTACCACCAGTAATATTTATTTTCCAACAACCTTCATTATTTCCCCATGCTTTTGGGATTTGCCAGTAATTATTAATACCAATAGGTGGTGGTACAACAGTTAATACTAATCCATTTAAAGAATCAAAAACTGGTAAATATTGCATCTTATCACTCTCATAAGTCAGCATATCTTCTGTTATTGTAGTTTGCATAGTAAACTCATATTCGTTACCCAAGTTAGAGCCCGCTGGTACTGTAAAAAATAATCTATCTCCAACTTTATAACCTGTTGGTTCAGATTCGTAATAGAGGCTAAGCCTAAATTCAGGCGGGAGCAAGAGTTGAAATTCAACTGATAGTCCAGATCCATCTCCATCTGTATCTATTGGTACTCCGTTGTATAGCCCGCTGTATTGCTGCCCATTAACGGACCCGTCTACTGCTACCCAATTATCTTCATTCCATAAAGGGCTGCTTTGACTTGTGTTTAACCCAGTGTTAGTTGTTGGTATTTTTATTATGTTTCCCATTTTAGTTATTGTTGTATGTTTGGAATTGAGTAAAAGGAATGTCAGACTTTAAAACCGCTCCACTAGGCATTTTAAAATCTACCAAAGAGCCAGGCTCTTGTTGTGCGTTTATTAAAGCTGTTTCTAAAGTTAATTTATCGTGCTCAGTTATGTCTTTGTCAAAATCAAGTTCTAATCTCCATAGGTTATAAGTATTTGAATAATAAATTTTTATTCTACTAGAACTATTACCTTGATCACACCTGTAAGCTAATTTAGCATTTATTGGAAGTTTTCCTCCAGCTTCCCATTCAATGTTTAAAATCGGGTTTTCCATTTTCTAATTTTTTTAAATGTTAATAAAGTGGAGAGCGTTAACCCTCCACATTTATTTTGTAAAATGTATATTATGCTGTAAATAACACGAAGTTATTAGCAGCTTGAACACATAGACATCTTTCAGATAAGTAATGAACCTCCATAGCATCTAAAGATGATGTGTAAGCACCACCAACAGAACCAGTAATCCATGACTTCATTCTACGATCATCAGTTTCAGAAGCTCTATATCTTACATGTAAGAAAGGTCGTCTGATATTTGATCCTAACATTTGATCATATACTGTAGATGTTCCAGCTGGTATTAACACACCTTTAACGTTATCAACCATACCTCTAGTAGAAGCATCATTTAAGTATTTCCAGTCAGTTTTGTAAAAGTCATAAGAACCTCTTCTAAAACCTGAAAAACCAAAGTTAAGTGCCATTTCAGCTTCGTTATCGAATAAACCGAAAGAAGCAGCAGCAGTAGAAGCAAAACTTCCACCCGCCATAGAAGCAATCATGTCGTCAAAATCAAGAGCAGTAGCTCTATCTAAAAATAACATGTTTTCCTCAATAGCTCCTTGTAGATCTAATTGCTGTAAGATCTCATCAAAATCACCTAAAGCACCTGTTCCAGGGTTAGCAGCTCCAGCAAATCCTTGATACACATTACCTCTTTCTTCTATAGCAGAGAATAAACCTTGTGTACCTTTACCAGCATCAGTTGATGCAGCCAAGCCAGCAACAGCAGATCCAGTAGCAGCAAGTTCACCTTCAACCATTGACATTTCAAGATAATCTTCATATCTTAATCTAGTCTCTGATTCAGCTTTCATATACCACAAAAATCCAGATGTTCCGTCTTCAGTTGCAACTTCAACCCAACCAATTTGAGCAGTGTCAGAACCATTAACTAAATACTTATCTTTTATAATGATAGGTCTGTTACTGAACTGAGTTAATGTTGGAGTTACAGATCCTTCCATACCGAGTGTTCCTTTTGCGAAATCAGAACCATAAACAAATAGTTTAAGTGGATTTTCACTTCCTGTTCCTACAGCATTAAAGTTTGCAGCAGTATAACAAGCTCCATCAAAAGTATATGTTGTTGCATTACCTGGGTTTGGAGCACTGGTAACTAAACCTTTTAAAGTTACGCCATCAACTGGGTTGTGAACTACGAAAGTTTGATTCTTTCTAATAACTAATTCGCCCTCACCAGTTGGTAGTGTTACAGTGAATGTATTACCAGAACGTGTTACGTTATCATAACCTAAGTGTAGTCTATTTTGTTCAGACCAAATTACTTGATCCGATGTCATTGGCATTTCAGCGCCAACCATTCTTAAAAAACCTGATAACGTTCTGTTACCAAATCTTTCTACCTCTTGCTCGTAGAGCTCAGGTAGATATTGTTGTGCAAAATCAGCAAAGTTTTCTCCACCTTTTTCATTCCACTGTAAGTAGTTTGAAGAGAGAACCGACTGATCTTGAGTAGGTGTAAGTCCAGCATTTTGCTTTGTGAAATTTCCTAAAGCCATAATTTATTATTTTAAGTTTTGTTTATCGTTTTATTTTTAGTTTATTACTATTTATACCATTGATTGCTTTTAATTTAAATCCTTTTATATGAATATCTTCAGGTGCACTTTGTCGTGCATCTTTATTTATATTTTTAGATTTAGCAACTACATCTTTAACAGCGTCGGCTTTACCTTGCTCATAAAAATGTTGTGCTATATTATCAGCATTTCTAGCGGCATATATAGCTTTATGATAGCCTTTAACATCAGTAACCTCTCCTTTATCATTTAAGAACTTCTTAACTACATTTGAAATGTCAGATTGAGCATTGGCAACATCTTCTGGATTATTAATACCATACCTAAACTTTTTTTCTCCTAAACTAAATTCAAAACCTTTGAAATCAGAGAAATATGTTTTGGTATCGTTTTTAAACATCTCATGTCGCTTTTGCGCTACCTCTTTGTCTTTGGAAAATTTGTTGAAAAACTCTCTCGCTTTTGTAAGTTCGTTGTTTACTGTAGGCCTCAACTTGATTTCTTCGTAATACTTATCTTTTAAACTATCTAAAAACGTTTTCGCTTTTGCAACCTCTTCCTTTTTTGCGAGTTTTTTTCGACGTATCTCTCGCTCTTCGTCGTAATCTTCTTCCACCTTAAAATTCTCTTCCATTATAAAGTCAATTTCATCAGGTTCTAAGTGTGGTTTAGTATTTTTATAATATTCTTTTAACAGTGTATCATCATCAACATTACTGTAATCAGCATTTAATCTAATATAATCCTGCATGTTACCACCTGTTTCTTCCATAAACTGTACCAGCTTATTTACACCTTCTGGTAATTTTTGTTTTTCTTCAACAACCACCTCAGGTTCTTTAATATCTTCTTCGCTTGATATTTCTTCTATTACAGGTTTTGAATTTTCCTCAACTAGTTCTTCGGCATTCCGTACTTCTTCAACCACTTCTTTGCCACTTGTCTCGTCTTTCTTTTCTTCGACAACAACATCGCTATTGCTTGCTTCTTGTGCTTGAACGGCATTTTCTTCAGTTTTTGTTTCTTTATTACTTAGATCTATTCTAGCTGTAGCTTTTGAGTTGTTAGCTAGTTTTTTAGGTCTACCTTTTTTCTTTTTCATTTTAAACTCACCTTCTTGAGGTGTGTTTTCTATTTTGTTATTTTCCATGATATGATATTATATAATTATTGTATTGTTACCGTTTACTACATTTGTGGAATTTGACCTCCTAGTTCTTCCGTTAACGGTGGTCCTTGGTTTTGAGTAGCAAAGTCAGTTGGTAATAAACCGTCTTGTCTTTGCTGTATCATAGCGCTTTGTTGAGTAGCTTCCATTTTTGATCTTTGATCTTTACGATCTTCAATCATTTGCTCTCTATTAACGTCTTTTTGTAAATTTATTTGAGCTAGTTGTTTATCAAACTCGAATTTTTGCTGAGCTAAAGTTAGTTGATTTTGTAGTTCAGCACCCATTTGTTGTATCTTAAAATCAGACTTACCTTTCTCTAATTGTAACTCTGTTTGAGCTATAGCTTCTCTCTTTTGTACTTCATACATAGCAGCTTTTTCAGCTGACTCAGCGTTTGCTTGAGCCTGCGACTGAATCATTCTTTGTTGAGCTTCTTGATCTTGTTTAGCTTTTTGTCTTCTTTTAAGCTTTAATAATTGATTAGCTAATCTAAGATTATGTATGTTTCGTATGTCAATAGCATCTTCAAGATTTATTTGATTACCTTTTAAAGCTATTTCAATATTTTGTTCTAATATTTGTTTATCTTCTTCATCTGGCTCTAAGTCTAGAAAAATACCAAAATCATAAAGATGTAAATCTTTTATTTCTTCTAAAGTAGCAACGTTGTATAAACTTATACTATTTACTAGTGACTCGTTAGTTAGTTCAAACTCTAAAGAATCAGCAACTCTTAAAGCTACATTTTCACAAGTTTTTAATGTGACATACAAACCTGCATCTAATATATGTCTAGTTGCAACGTTTGATTGAGCAACAGCTAGTTTTTGTAATCCTAATAAAGCATCTTTATCTGGGTTACTACCATCTCTAGCTTCGTTAAGCCCGGTTACATCTCTTATCATTTGTAAATAATACTGATAAGTTTGTATCAAACTTTGTATTTTAGCTTGGTGAGCTGAAGTTTGTAATTCCTGTATTGGCACTCTGCCAGGGTTCATATCACCATCCTGTGTCATTGATCTACCAACAATGCTACCAGTTTGGAAATACATGTTTAAAGCTTCACGAGGGTTGTAACTAGTTCCATTACCTAAATCAACCTCTGCTAAACCGTCTACGTCTAAATAAACACCATCAGGAACCATCCTAGCTAATACCTGCTGTAACTTTAACGATGTTAACTGTATCATGTCACCGAAGGTTATCATACGCTCAACTAAAGATGTTATTCTACCTTTATACATTGAAGGTGCACATAGAGTATAATTCATATTAACCTTGCAAAGATTAGAATTAGGTCTAGTCATATTTTCAGCAACTTTCCAATCTAACATTATTGGATGTCCTAGTATTTTTGCACCATGGTAAAGAACCTCTATAGACCTACTTACTCTTTCAAAACCATCATTTGGTGGTGGAGCAAAAGTATCTGGTTTTTCCAAAGCCTTCTCTAATCCATTAGCTGTTTTCTTTATTTTAAATACTTGGTCACTATATGTTTTGTATTCAAAATATAAAACCTGTATTGTATCACTATCTCTATTTCCCCTGTAACTTCTTCTGTAGTTAGTATTACCAGGCATTTTCTGAATTGTTTCTAATTCTTCATTTGTTATGTTCGGAAACTGCTTTTTAAGTTCTGGTAGTGAAATGTTTTTCACCTCACCTACATAATATATATCTTCAAAATTAGGATCATCAGTATATGAATAAACAACGTTAACTGGATCTACATAGTCAACAACAACACCTTCTGATTTGTTCCAAGAGGTTTTAACAACACCGATACCAAGTTCAACTAAATCCCTGTAAAGCCTTCGTTTAGTTAATTCATATTTATTTCTATCTAGTGTGTTATTAATAACTTCTTCTTCAGCTATTTCTACAGATTGTTTATAATCTAGTTGTAAGTGTATTTCAAGTTCTTCTTCATTTTCAGGAGGGTTACTCATGTTTTTAACTTCAGATATATCAACTCCCATTTGAGCTTTAACCTCTTCTATAAAATCTCTAGTAACTATATTTTTATGAAGTTTTTCAGCATAAGCTGTTCTCTTTCTTTGAGAAGCTGGATCCTGAGCATAAGCTTTTATGTCATATATTTTTTCTGACATACCGTTAACTACTATATCTACAAACTTAGGTATAATTGCTACAGGTGTCCAATCTAAGTTTAAGTAAGACAAATCACCATCAATAGCCATTTCATCTTTGTATTTTTGTATAGACTGCTCTGCTCTAGCATATAGCCTTCTTCTATGAAACACATTGTAATTATTTGTATATCTAGCTCCGCCAACTCCAGCAGCCCACCACTCTCCCTCAATGGCTCTGCCTACTTGCAAACCATAGTCAAGTGTCATTTTCTCTTCTTGGGGAACTACCTGATCAGGAAAGGAACTTTGTGTATTAGTGTAAATCATTTATTATGTTATTTTTGAAGTTACTCCGTCGTTGTCATATCTTTTAAAACCTAAATCAATGCTCTTAACTTGTCTTTTTAAGTTTGGTTTGTATTTATTTTTATTACAAGCCATTATTGCTAAGCCAGAACTAATAGAAGCATCGTGTTTGGTTCTTTTGTTTATATCAAATTGTGACCAATCTTCTAAAGTACGCTGATGATACATATCTCCGTATCCAGACTCTCTCAAGCCTACAAAGTCTTCTATATAGGCTTCAATAGCTGCAGCATGAACTTGTTTAATATCTTCACTAGAGTTTGGTATACCACCTATTTCTTTTTCCGCTATAGAAAGTTTATTCCAAACTTTGTCTGGCCTGTTAATACTAAATTGCCTGTAACCTCTTCTTTTTAAATAGTACAATAGTCTTGGTTTGTTATTTTCAGCTAGTATAGGCATTCCATAAAAAACCAAAGCCATTAAAACGTCTTCAAAAAATATTTCAGCTGTTTGAGGTCTAGCTATGTATTCTAAAAAAAAGTGATTAGGAGGCGCATCTTCTAAAGAAAACTTTGTTAATCCATGTAACGCTCCTTTAGAACCACGACCGTCAACAGTACCGCTAATATCATAAGAATCACAACCGAATGCTCCAATATGCTCGTTACCTGGTTGTTTAACTCCATTTTTATTAATTACATTATTTTGTAAATCCAATGGCGGAACCCAGCTTACATTAAACCTACCATTTTTAGAAGGTAAAAAAACAACGCTAGTGTCTTTAATACCTTTTGACCATTGAAAATTACCAATAGTAGTTTGCACTGTATTATTTAATTCTTCATTAAAATCTATTTGCTCGTATATTTTAGTTAAATTAAATAATGAAGATTTAATTTCATCTCTGAAAGCGTGTTTTTCAGTTCTTGGAAATTGCCTGTAATATTCATTTAAACTATCAGGATCATCCTTTAATCCATCAACTTCGTTTTCCCAGTGTTCGATAACTCCAGTTGTAACTTCAATACCGTCAACTCCGAAAGTTTTATTTTTCGGCGTAACGAATACAGGTGATCCAAAAGTATCCATGAATCCTTCGTAGTTCCATTCCATAGGGATGAATAAAGAATACAATCCAGAAGCTGTTTGTCCGTTTTTATTTCTTCTTGTAACGCTTGAACTGTCGTATAATTTTTTGAAATTGTTTCCACCTTTTTCTAAAGCATTTGAAGTTGAACCCATCATACATTTACCTACGATTCTACGACCTAGTCTTAATGTAGTTTTTGTAACTCTCCAGTTGTTTAATATATTATCAGGTCTTTCCCATTTACCACTTTCATCATGAGCTAATAATTTTAGCTTTTCACCATCGTAAGAGTTGTCACCAGTATTTTTCCAGTCAATAGTTGTATCTAAGCCTCTTAATTCTTTTAACTTTACATTATCATCTAGTTTACGTCTAGTAAGTTTTGAAGCTGGAACCCTATATGCCAATTCAGTCTTCGGCCTATCCATACCATCTTGAATCGGTTTGAAGAAAAATGGATAATTAACGGATATTGGAACAACTTTATCTGTAAACATTTTCTTTGCATCTGATCCAGTTTTTGAAAGTATACCAAACCTAGCATCTGAAGATATTGTTGCTTGGTTAACAAGTTCAGCTGAGGACATAAATGAAAACCCAGATCTTCTGTTTTTAAGGTAGCACATTCCGTAACACCTGTTATCTGCTTTACATGCTTCCCAAAATATAAAGAATAATCTATTTGCTTCCCTGTAATCGGCTGCGCCAACGTCGATCTTTGACCATTGTAAGTACATGTAATGAGTACCAGTAATATAAATAGGAGTACCATTATTATAGAACCAGTAACCTTGTTCTCTTCTTTTAAACTCTGCATCTATGTAATCGTACCACTTTTCTTTAAATTCTGCTGGGTATTCTTCCCAGTCGAATCTACTTTTAATTCTACTTAGTTCTTTTGGGTACTCTTGTTTTTCCCAATATTGCTCCGCTTTTTCTTCACTTCGTTTAAACGGTTCATCTGTTGCTGGTAAAGCAATCCTGAGATTCTGTATTTCAATGATTTGTCCAATTTTTCCAGTTTTACTTATTACTATAAAATCATAATCAGAGTTATAACCATACTCCCATTTTTTAAACCTATTATTTTTAGAAAATATTTTATCATTAACAGCATTGTCAACTTTTTTCCACAGTGATTGTATGTAAGTCATTTACTACGCCCTTCCGCAAAACCTCTAAAATTTCTTTCTTCTTTTTCTTCTTTTGGTTTTACACTTAACTTATCTTCTTCTTCTTGAATTCTTGTTAATATTTCAAACGCATCAAATATAGCTAACTTCTTTGTTGCAGCGGCATTTTTCAAACGATCCGCAGTCACATCTTCCCCCGTGTCCACTATCGGCTCTTTTGCAACTTTTATCAACTCCTTGACAGCAAGTTGTGCTGCTTGAATTATATTCTTCTTCGTTTCCTTGACGTTCATGTTTTAATAATATATCTTTAGATTTCATACAATATAATAATTCACCATCTATAACAAACTCCCACTCTCTTTTATTAGGAAAGCTAACTATATCGTTTTCATTTACACCTAACTTACTTAATATTTTATTACTATATTTAAGCAAGCCCATGTTTTTAATAGTCTTTTCACCAATCTTACTTGAAACCAATGGTTTAATAAAACACCTATCCATAAAAGAATATTTTTGTTTATTTCTTTCATATAAATATATTTGATCTGGTGAGCAAAAATACATATCATCTTTAAAATAAGATCTACTATTCTGCTGTTTGCCTTTCATGTTGTAATATTTTCTAAATACATTATGATGTATGTAGACAATATCGCCTTTTTTTATAGGTAGTTTATAACCAGATGGAGTAGAAATTACAATAGCTTTTTTGTTGATAACTTTAAAAGTTTCTATTTTAGTATTTAAAATTAAGTTTTTATTACCAACTTTTTTAGTATTGTTGTATCTTTCACCTATTGGTTTTACTATATAGTCATATATACTATTCACCGTAGTGTAAATTATATTCTACAGCTATTGCCATGTTAGAATTAAACCTTTTCCAAGGTAAAACCTCTCCCTCTTTTTTAATATAAATAGAATATTCACCTTTAGCTTCGTCATTTAGTATGTCACATATAGTGTGACCACCATAAACTTCTTGACCTACTGAATAATGCATGGCATCATTTTTGTAATCAGATCCTATACTAATTTTTCTTATAACAGTAGACATTATTTGTCCTCCTTAACTACTTCTAGCTTGGCTTCTTTTTCAACTATAGTATATTCACCTGTAGTAACGTCTATATTTATCGAGCCATACTCTTCTTCTAATATAGATTTAAAATCTTCAGTTTCTTTATTTACTTTAGAAAAGTCGTGAAGTAAAGAATGTTTTTGTGCGGAAACATAACCTATTTGATTTAATAGATTATTCAACTTTGATTGTTGTTCTTGAATTGTTTTTAAGTGTTCTTCTTTTATTTTCATTTTATTTTATTTAATTGTTATTACTTATACTATCACTTGATAATTAATTTATTAACCCTATCTACCTTCATCATCTGGATTTAGTTCAGGTCTACATTCTCCTGGAGCCAACGCAAATTGAAAGCCAGATGCCGTTGTGAAAGTTACACAACCACTTCTTGAGTTTAAATCTATATTTGTAATTGGACCTTCATTAATAGCAAAATCAACAATAACGTCAACTGTTTTAGCTGGGTCGCCTTGTAAACCTTGTGGACCTTGTGCGCCCGCTGGCCCTTGACTACCTGCTGGACCTTGAGCACCTTGTGCTCCTTCTTCACCTTGCTCACCTTGAGCACCTTGTGATCCGTTAGCTCCATCTCTACCGTTAGTTCCATTAACCCCAGGTATTCCTTGTGCTCCATTAGTCCCGTTAGTTCCTGCTGGTCCTCTAGCTCCAGCGACTCCAGGTTCACCTTGCTCTCCTTGTTCACCAGTTTCCCCTTGAATACCTCTAGCTCCATTAGTTCCGTTTGTTCCAGGTAATCCCTGAACCCCTTGAGGACCTTGAATAGACCCACCATCAATCCATTCGTCTCCATCCCAAATCCATATCGAATCATTTGATTGTACTATATAAGCGTCTCCTTGTGCATTTCCACTTGCAGGTAAATCACTTACATTAGCAACATTACCTTTAAGTGTAATACCAGGTCCTACACCACCTTGCGCCCCTGTAACTCCAGGTAATCCTTGAATACCTTGTTCTCCTGGCTCTCCTTGTATTCCTTGAGCTCCATCTCTACCGTTTGTTCCAGGTTCTCCTCTTTCTCCCTGAGCTCCGTTAGTCCCATTAGTTCCATTTACTCCTTGTATTCCCTGAGCTCCGTTAGCGCCACTTTCTCCTTGTTCACCTTGTTCTCCTGGATCACCTTTTTCACCTCGCAGACCTTGAGAACCTCGCACACCATCTTCTCCTTGTTCACCTGGAGGTCCTTGAATACCTGTTTCTCCTTGTATACCTTGTTCACCTTGCTCGCCAGGAGGTCCTTGTATGCCACCAAGTCCATTATTTATCAAAGAACTTATTAGTTCTGAACCACTAATTTTAATGTTTTCATTGCGGTCATAACCAGCTAAACCTTGTATTTGAGTTATGTCAGTTTGAGGTGTAAATTGTGATATTTTTTTATTAGCCATTATTCTTGTATTATAAAATCTGTACTAGAACTGTTTTCAAGCAATATATAAATAGGTTCCTCTCCTAGTTCTTGAATTATTTTATCATCTCCAGGTCTTGGTGCCGGTGGAGTAGGAGATTTCAAACCTTTCAACAAGCGAACACAGGCAATAGTGTTTTTAGTGCTTAATATAGGCATATTTATCTAGTTACTACGTTTAAAAAAAGACAAAATAACACTAAACAAAGTTTGCTTAGATACAATACTTTTTCTTTTGTGTCTAGTTGTCATTAACCTGTTATTAATAGTATTTTTATTACCTAAAACAAGCACGTAATATATTCTTTTAAATCTTCGGCAGTAGGAGCCTCATCGCCATCAATAGCTTTAGCTTGACAAACTGTTAAAACAGCAACAGGTAAAAAACTACCAGCTGGAACGTTGTAAAACGTAGTCTGGTTACCGCTTTCCATAGTAACCGTAATACTTTCTAAATCATATCCTATGTATAACGCAGCTCCAGGACTTAAAGCTTTGTAACTACATTCAAGACATTTTAAATCTATTAAATCTTTTTGTCTGTAAGATAACATTGGGCTATAAGAAGCTGGAACTGGGTCTTCTAGTGGAAATCTAGTTCCTGCTGGTGATATAGGACACCCGTAATCCCAACTAGTATTATCTAATCCATCAATTATTATAAAATCTACAGCATCTTCACATTCTTCATATACACCATCTGCATCTGGCGCCCATAAAACAGTTAGACTATCAAGAAGAGATAAATTAGTACTTTGACAATTAGAATTTAAAACATCCAATGATTCTATTTTACCATCTACGTCTACTGCAGTAACTTGTACTTGTATAACTGTTCCAGCTGCACCAGTGGTTAAAGCATTATAAACCTGATCTGCCATAAAACCAGAACCTCCGTTTTGGCTAACTAAATCTATGTTTGTTATACCTCTGTAGATACATCCTGGTAAATTCCTAAGAGATACTGCATCGTGTGCAAAAACTCTTGGTTGTTTATGTGTTGTTCCTATTACACTCATTTTTTTTTATTTTCTTATTTTTGTTATTTTTTCAGCCCCACGACTTCCGAAGTATGCTACATATACCGTTATTAATAAAGCTTCAAGTAATGATACCCAACCGTTATTTATATCTAATATAACAGTTGAATCTAATACCATTAAAATTGTCATTGATAAAGTAAGGTAAATTAATGTAAGTGGACGAGTGTTTTTACTTAGCCAAGAATCTGAACTCATGTCACTTTTCCAGCGACTAGAAATATTGGTCATTTCAGCTATGTCCTGTTCTAACAGGTTTAAAGCTATTTCTTTATCCTGTGGTTCTATACTAGAATCACTTGTTATAATATTTTTTACAATTCCAAGACCACCTTGATCTGGCAGAAAATCACCTAACTTATTTATAATGCTAGGAGCTTTTTCTTTTAAAAAAATACCTACCTTTGTTTCATTAAACTTCTTTTTTTGTTTCTTTTTTTCCATAAGGAAACATTTGATTTAATTTTTCTTTTCTAGCTTTACAACCGCAGCCACCTGGTATTTTGTCTGCTAATTTTTTTATACCAGTAGCTGTTGTGAATTTTTCTATTGAGTCTCCTAAACCCTTTGATTCATTTGATTCCATTTAATTGTGTTTTTATTTTATTTTTTAGTTTTTTTAGACTTTGATTTTACAACCTTTTTTTTAGTAGTTTTTTTAGTCATTTTTTTCTTACCGTACGCCATCTTTATTTTATTTTAACATTTCCATCTTTTTCTAGCAGCTAAACCTCTTTCGCCTTTCCAACCTTTGGATCTAGCACAAAAAGCTTTTCTACGTTTAGCAGCCTTACTGCCTTTTTTAACTTTTCCAGTTACAGCGGTTTTAAGTTTACTACCAGGATTAGCTTTTCTATAGGCTTTAACACCTTTAGATGTCATACCAGCACCTTCTTCTGTGCTTCTAAAGTTACGACCTTTACCTTTTGTAGTTTTTCTTATTGCCATTATTTTTTCTTTTTTCCTTTAACAGGCACACAGTTAGGTACTTTTTTACCGCCTTTTTTCTTCATACCTATAGCTTCATAACCTTTCCAACAAGGATTTTTCATGTTTTTCTTTGTTCTCTTTTTTGCCATGAGTTATAATTTTCTACCTTTTTTATCTACTTTAATTTCTTTAACTATTACTTTTGGTTTTTTATTTTGTAAAGCTTCTAGTTGTCTGTTAAGTTCCTCTAACTTACCATCACTTTCAGTACCATCTTTTATTAAAGTTGAAAGAATACTTATTTCTTCAAAAGCAACATCGTCAATTTGCTCAAGCATATTAACTCTTTCACTTAAATCTATAATCATTTTTTCATTCCACTCTTCTTTTAGTTCATACTCTAAACGAGATACTTCAACTGGTGGTAAAGTTTTAGCTTCTGCTATATCCTCTTGTAATGTATAATACATACCTACTATTGTAGTAGTAAACATTATTATTCCAATTACAGTTTTTATATCAATCTTAAACTCAGTGTTCTCAGAGATCTTCATATTCCTTCGTCGCATCAAATGATGGGCATGCTTTATTAGCAAACTCATTGTGTGAATAAATAGTAGCAAGCGGGAACATCGCCATTAATGTTTTAAGGACGTGTAACAAGCTTTCTTTTTGTGTTTCTGTTCTAGTATCCTTTGGTGTCTTACCATCGCTCTCTACACCACCGCAATAACAAATTCCTATAGAATTACGATTGTGCCCTTTGCAATGAGCTCCTGTTTTATCTATATCTCTACCTTTTTTAATAGTACCATCTAATTCTATGTAAAAATGGTAACCTATGTCTGTCCATCCTCTACCGTCTACGTGCCACTCTTTTATTGTCTCAACTGGTATGTCTTGACCTTCTCTAGTCGCAGAGCAATGTACTATAATTTCGTTTATACTTCTCATGGGTTGTTTTTCTTATGTAGTAATGCCCATTTATGAACAGTATAACCAATTGTTAAAATAAGCAACATTATTTTTAACGCAGGCTCTAACCAATCCATCATTGTTATGCCAAAAGCTCCTGCATTTAATAAGTATAATTTAATGTCTTCCATTATCCTTTATTTGCTCTAATTACAGCATTTCCCTTGTATTCAAGGTTTTCAATTTTTAAATCTGTCTTAACCGTAGTCATTCTAGACTCCATAGATCTTTCTCCCATTGGTTTAAAGTAATTAGGATTACAATTTTTTTTCATTCCTGCTGGAACTTGCTTTTTTCCGTATTCTGGCATCTTATTTTAATTAAGTTAGTTTATTAATGTCTCCCAGTCCAACTGGAGTATTTCCAGGTACAACAACATTTGTGTTTGGGTTAATTCCACCAGTAACACCTTGTGCTGCACTTATGTTTCCGGCCATACCAGATATTTGAGCACCATCAGCAGAGCTAAGTCCAGCTGGTACAGCGGCTTGGCCAGTTGCGTATTGTGAATCAATAGTGTTTAATGTTTTACCATTAACTTGAGTTATCATAGCCATAATTATCTTGTTTTATCTTTGTTTACGTTTAGTATGGAAGTTTTTAAAACTACATCCATATAGTTGTTTTTTAATTTATTAATAGGCATATCTTCTTCGCCTAACATAATACGGTACATACGACTTATTAGCTGTTTACACTTTACGGATACTTTATAAATATTGTATTTCTGTGTTGTTCTGTTTCGTTCTCTCCAAACTACTATCCAACCACTCTTTAACAATCTGTTCCAGCGCCTATTATCCCAACTGTAGGAGTACGTACCTTGTTTAAAATCATGTTTTGTAAATAACTTTAACGAGTCTAAATAAATTAAAAGTTCCAGATCCGCATCATTTAACTTGTTTGTTTTACAAGCCCATTTGCGTATTATTCTATAATGTTTAAGTATATTTAAATCTCTTAGATCAGATGCTGTTAGCCTCATATTACTACAACAACGTCAGAATCTTTAATCACCTTATATATATCACTGTCTATCTCTATGTCAAAACCAGCATGACGATCAAAATAAATTTTATCATCTTTTTTGACACCTACAACTTCGGTGCCTATTTCAAGTACTCTAGCCTGTCTATATCTAATATCTTCTCTTTGTTTGGATGACAAAAGTAAACCACCTTTAGTTTCTTTTGTTTTTTCCTCAACATCTGTTATAATTATATATTTACCTACCGCTTTCATTTGCTCTTAAATTATTGATTACACAATCGGTAGATAATATAGTTGTAGCCACAGAAGCCGCGTTTTGTAAAGCACTTTTTGTTACGAGTAAAGGATCTATTATTCCGGCTTT